TCTCACCCTATCCCAATAAGGCGCAGATCAAGATTGATCTGGTGGCGTGGCTGGCGCAGGGCAAGACGCTGCGTGAGTTCTGCCGCCAGAAGGGCATGCCGCACAACACAGTGCTGTACGACTGGGAGCAAGAGGACGCAGAGTTCGCCCAGCGCATCGCGCACGCACGGGAGACGGGGCACGATGCTATAGCCGACGAGTGCGCAGCGCTTGCGGATACAGAGCCGCTGGCTGTGTTCGACGAGCAGGGCAACAAGCGCTACGACCCCGGCAGCATCGCGTGGCGCAAGAACCAGATCGAAACGCGCTTAAAGCTGTTGGCCAAGTGGAACCCGCGCAAATACGGCGACAAGACGGTGCTGGCGGGCGACCCTGATGCCCCGGTGAAGATTGCCGTGGACTTCGTCACGTTCGACGCGATGCTCTCCAACCTAGAGCTGCTGCGCCACGATGGGCAACCTAGCTGACCTGCTGCGCGACCCGCAGGTGCGGGCGCAGTATGCCAAGCTGCCCACCGAGCACCGCGCCGCGTTTGACTGGCGCGCCAAGTGGCTGCTGGCCGCGCACAAGCACCAGTTAGAGCCGCCCGGCACGTGGTGGAACATCCACCTGATGGTCGCAGGCCGTGGCGCGGGCAAGACGCGCGCGGCCGCCGAGAACCTTGGCTGGTGGGCATGGCAGAACCCCAACACCCGGTGGCTGGTGTCGGCCCCGACATCCAGCGACCTGCGCGCCACCTGCTACGAAGGCGACAGCGGGCTGCTCTCGGTGATCCCGTCGGTGCTGATCAAGGACTACAACAAGTCGCTGCACGAGCTGGTGCTGGTCAACGGTAGCCTGATCAAGGGCATCCCGGCGTCGGAGCCCGAGCGCTTCCGGGGCCCGCAGTTCCACGGCGGGTGGCTGGACGAGCTGGCCGCGTGGGACTACCTGCAGGAGAGCTGGGACATGATCATGTTCGGCATCCGGTTGGGCCAGCGCACCAAGCTGATCTGCTCGACCACGCCCAAGCCAAAGGACGTGGTGCTGGACCTGATCGCCCGCGAGGGCGATGACGTGGTGATCACGCGCGCATCGACCTACGCCAACATCAAGAACCTCGCGCCGTCGTTCCAAAAGCAAATCTTGCAGTACGAGGGCACGAACCTCGGGCGGCAGGAGATCCACGCCGAGATCATCGACCCCGAGGAGGGCGGCATCGTCCACCGGGACTGGTTCCGGCTGTGGCCGGACGGCAAGGCTTTCCCCCGCTTCGAGTACGTCATCCAGTCCTACGACTGCGGCTACAAGGACAAGGAGGCCAGCGACCCGACCGGCAACATCACGCTGGGCGTGTTCAAGCCGCTGGACGGCGGCATGTGCGTGATGGTGATCGACTGCTGGCAGGAGAAGCTGACCTACCCCGACCTGCGGCCCAAGATCATCGACGAGTACGAGACCGTGTACGGCGAGGGGCGCGAGAAAAAGCGCGTGGACCTGCTGCTTGTCGAGGACAAGGCGGCGGGCATCAGCCTGATACAGGACCTGCAGCGGGCCGGGCTGCCGGTGCGCGGCTACAACCCGGGCAAGGCCGACAAGAGCCAGCGCCTGAGCATCGTGGCCAACATCATCAAGGCCGGGCGCGTCTGGGTGCCGGAGTCCAGCGTGCGCAAGGGCTACGTGCGGGACTGGGCCGAGGGCATGGTCAGCCAGATATGCAGCTTCCCCAACACGGCGCACGACGAGTACGTGGACTGCATCAGCCAAGCGCTGCGCTACCTGCGCGACGCGGGCTGGATCAGCATCGACTTCCCCCGCGAGTGGGTGGACGAGGACGACTACATTGACGCGGGCGGGCGCAGCAAGGAAAATCCGTACGCGGCGTAGAATGCGCGCCATTACCATAGGACCGAGCCATGGCCACTAAACCCAAGTACCCGCAATCGGACGCCCTTGAGCTGGCTCGGCTCAACGCTATCCGCATGCTGGGCTTGCATGAGCACAACACCGCTGAAGACCGGGCGCGGGCCATGGGGTTTGAATTGGACAAACCGCTATACCATGGAACGCCAAGTAATTTTGAAGCATTTGAAGCCAATCCACGTTACGGCACTGGAACATACGCAACGGAAGACCCTGAAATTGCTGACATTTACGCCACAAACGAACGGCGTGAAGGCAACGCGGCACCCAACGTAATACCGTTAGTGGCTCGGGGTAAAAAACTTACCGTTTCAGATCGTGAAAATCCAGACGAGCCCGGTAGTTATGGAGGGTGGTTTCATGACAATGTGGCAAGAGCATTGGGCGTACCAAAACGCAGAGGGTTGACACGCGATCTGCCAAAGCATGGCTATAACCGCCTTGAAATAACCGATATGTCCGATTTAGGCGGCGTACAAACGCAACATATGTTTCCCGAACCGCACGTATTGCGTTCGCGCTTTGCCGCATTCGATCCCGCCCGAGCCCACGAAGCCGGACTCAGTTATGCCCAAGGAGGCGATGTGACACTACCCATTGAGCAAATGCGCCAGATGCTGGCCAAGGGCGGCAGCAAGAAGGCCCAGCCCAAGCTGCCTCTGCAACTGCCCAAAGCCACGTTGCCAACCCCGCAAGAGATGCAAGCTATCGCCGACCGCGTGGCGCGGCAACAGGCTGGTGAACACGTTACCAAGCCCGGCGAGACCACAAACCTAGCAGGCCGCTCCATGAAGGAATCTGCGCGCGTGCGGCAAGTGCCTTACGGCCTGACGCCCACCGGCGGTGAGCGCGTGACGCCGACCTACGAGGCAAAGAAAGGCGACATCAACGTCGGCCTGCCCGGTGACCAGACGGTAGCGGACGCCCGGCTGGAGCACGTAGCAGGCATCCCGATCAACTCTCAGCAAGAAGGCGGCGCGCGCTACGGCGAGGGCAAGCAGGACCTGCCCGAGGCGGAACGGCCATTCTGGGCGTCTGGCCAACAACCTGCACAAGGTTTTCAGAACAAGGTCAATGAGCTGGCCCAGCTCACCGGCGAAAAGCCTAGCGTCATTGCCCATCACCTTGCCATGGGGCGCGACTCCAACCATTTTGCGATGCACTTTGCAGACGCCAACCTGAAGGCCATCACCAACTCGGGCATCAAGCCGGAGAACCAAGAGGCGTTTAATCAGGTGGTCCGCAACGGGTTTGTAAAGAAAAACCAAAAGGGAGAGTATGTCCACATAGCCTTCCCGCACTTCCCCGGCATACACAAGCCAGAAGAATCGTTTGCTGCAATGCAGCAAGACCCCGAGATGCGCAAGTGGTTTAACAACCGCATGAAGAAGCCCAATGTCACGAAGGCGCTGGGCCTGCCCAACGGGCTGGACATTGAATACGCCATCACCGAGCCCGCGCTGCGCAACTTGGAGATCAGCATGACCGGGCACTCGGTGGGCAAGATGCGCCCCGGAGCAGAGCTGGTGGAAGGCGCAGATCACAACACCTACAGCCACAAGATTCTGGGCGACGCGCTGGGCGCGGCCCCCGAGCTGGCCCCGGTGGATATAGCGTTCCCTGACGCCTCTGACTACATCCGCAAACATTACAGCCCGTCGGACTTCACTGGCACGATCCAGAAGGTCTACCCGCACCAGATCGTGGACGACCGGTTCCTGAACCACATCAACGAGTATTACACCAAGCTACGCAAGGCGCGCGGGTTTGCAAAAGGCGGTAGCATCGAGCCCGACAAGGATGAGATGCTGGCCCACCTGATGCTGCACAAGACGCCCGACTCGGTGAACATCAAAGACGTTGGCGTTGATGAGGCACCCGACCTGCCCGTCAAGGCGTTTGTGTCGCCCAATGGCGGCAGTGGCGTTGGCATGCCCATCGGCGGCGTAGACTTCCAACCCCTGACACCCGGCCAGCAGATGCTGCCCATGCAGCCCGGCCAACAGCCGGGACAGCCACCGATGCCCGGTCAGCCACCGCAAGGCGGCATGCCACCACCCGGAGCGCCCGGCGCACCGCCACAACCCGGCCAACCCCAGAGCAATATCCTGTCGCTGACTCGGCCGGGGCAGGCCATGCAAGCCCTGCGGCCCAACCCGCAGGCCATGCCGCAGCA